TCACCCATCTCGACTACGCGAATGGCTTCCGGGTCACTCGTCGTATGTATCGGGATGAGTTGTATGGTCTCATGGAGGATTTGTCCACGGAGCTTTCCCTGTCGGCTGACGCCGCCGAGGAAACGATTCTGGCCAATCACTTCAACCGTGCTGCAAGTTCCTCCTACGCTGGCGCTGACGGCGTAGAACTGTCGTCTGCTGCCCATGTTCGGGAGAACGGCGAGACTTACTCTAACGAGTTGTCCTCGCCTGCTGATCTGAGCCAGACCTCTCTGGAGCAGGCTCTGATCGACTTCAGCGACTTCCGTGACGGCGGCGGCAAGCGGCTTCAGATTCAGCCGCAGTACGTGCTGGTGCCCAAGGAGGAGCGTTTCAATGCCGACCGTCTGCTGGCTTCCAGCCAGTCGCCGGACGACAACACAAATGCGGTCAACCCGGTTAAGGGTATCGTCCAGCCTCTCGTGTGGAACTACCTGACCGACACCGACCGTTGGTTCCTCCTTTCCGACAAGCAGGATCATGGTATGACCCTGTATACTCGGGAAGAGCCTTGGACGGATTACGAGTATGACTTCGATACGAAGGATTACAAGGTCACTCTGATGTTCGCTCAGTCTTCGGGCTGGACCGATCCTAAGGGTGTTTTCTGCTCTGGTCAGGCGTAGCATAGGGTTAGGGGAGGGCAAATCGGCCCTCCCCGCCCGTTCCGCCAGCGCAGGAGGTTGCTGGCTCAATTTCGCACGGATGCGGCATTTAGGAACGGAGAACAAACGTGGCAAATCTTTCATTTAATGGAACCAGTGGCCTCTGGGTCAATCTGGACAAACCCGGAGGCCGGGTATATTTCGTTGGCGGCGGTACCCTTGCTGCCAAGGGTCGTACTGGAGAGGGTCTCAACGCCTCTGATACGGGCAATGATGGTCTGACTCCGGAACGTCCTTTCTCGACGATTGACGGCACGGCAGGAGCATTTGCCAAGGCCAAGTCCGGTCGTGGTGATACGATCTGCATTCTTCCTGGTAATGTGACTATTACTGCGGCTATTGCGTGTGACCTTGATGACATCACCCTTACGGGGATAGTGGCATCAGGATCACCGATCAAGCCGTCCAGTATTACGTCGAGTCTGGGTTCCTCGGCAGACGCGATCAACATCACTGGGGCGAACGTCACCATCGAAGAACTGCACTTCCCGGCATCGACCGCGACTACCACCAGTCGTATCGACTGCGGGGCCGCAGGGGCGACCATTCAGAACTGCACTTTCGAGTGTGGCGCGTATGACTTGGAGACGATCACAATCCCGGCAGCGGGGCTACACACCACGATTCGTGACAACCGCTTCTATATCACGGCGAATGGTCCCGACGCGGCTATTGAGATCGAGGCAGCGGCGGCACACTTTATCCAGATTATCGGCAATGTATTCCTTGGTCAGAACAACACAAACCAATGGGATGTTGCCGCGATTAACTCGGGTGTGGCGCATCTGGACTGCTTGGTCAAGGGCAACACCAGTACAGACGGTGAAGCCATTGTGTTCTCGGCTGCGGCTACTGGCATGATTGCGGACAATGACATGGGCTATGGCACCCTTGCCTCCATGCTTGATCCGGGGTCCTGCATGTGTACCCGCAACTTTGAAGCTGACGCAATCGACCAGAAGGCTCGTGAGTTTCCGACTACGGCGGCTTCGTGAACCTTTCCAAGGCAGTCGAGACAGCAGTGGCAAAGGGTCTGGAGCGTCCCGATGCACTGGAAGCCGTTATATCATCTGGGGTGGACTGCACGGAGAACGAGTTCCGCAGTGCATTTCGGACAGCGCAACATGCCTTTAATCGCAAATCTCGACCAAAGGCCAAAGCGAAGAAAAAGTAACTCGTACAGGTCGGGGGGTGCGCCATATCCCTCGGCCTGTAGGTCACGCCCAACAAGGATAGAATCCAATGGCCGCACCAACTCCAGTAACTGCACTATACACCACAGGTAAGTCGTTCGTCGCCACTTGGTCCGGAGTTTGGGCTGGCACAGGCGACTTTACTGCAAACTCTGTTGTGGTGGACCAATCTGCACTGCCTTACACCAAACGTATGCGGATCTTCAAGATCATCATTACGGCCACGACTGGAATTTCGGCTCGTCTGCATTTTGATGATGCGTCTTCTGACCAGGAAATCTGCCTCCAGCCCCTTGCTAATACGGGTCCGCTGGTCTTGGATTTCACTTCGATTGGCGGCTTGCAGCGCAATGCTCACATCGACACCACTGATACTGGCGACGTGGTTTTGACAACCTTGTCGGCGGCATCTGGCGATGCAATCAGCATCACCGTTATCGGGAAGTCCGCATGAGTGGAATACCGAGACGGATTGATGATCCTGTGCCTGCTGACTGGCCTGAAGATTTGCCGTACGTCTTTAGGGCCAAACTCCCTTGGAGCGTAAGGTTACGTAGATGGCACTCTACGCAAATTTCAAGTCGTATGAAGGCAATCTCAGTGGGTCTGAGACGATTGATTTTCCGTGGAACCGAGCCTACGGAGCTATCATAATGAATGACTCGTCGTCCACGAACTTGTCTTACACGCTGAACGGTGAGATGGCTACGTTGAAGCCAACAGAGACCATCTCATTTGCCATGCAGATTAAGAGCCTTGTCCTCAGTGCCTCAGGGGACGTGGCGTACCGAGTTCTGCTTTATGGTTGATTCAGTCCTTCAGGGAGTGGCTGACTATTTCGGACGCTTCGTCTGATATGACGGTCACTGGCGGAACGCAGTTCCATGAGTTCCTTGTCCAGAGCAAATCGTCCTATCAGCGTGACATGAAGGGCACGAACATTCTGGTCAATACCATCACGGGTTACTACATACCGAAGTTGAGTTGACATGCCAAAATCCTTGGGCGCAATCGTTAATGCCGGACTGAAGGAAATCGGTGACCCTGAGGTCACCTCGTTCACCAGCACGAATATCCTTCAGCAGAGGTTGATTGAGATAGCCAACAACGCTGTGCGTGGGCTGGTGGATCGGTTGGACTACGACTGGCTGTTCAAGCGGACAACCATCTCTACTGCGGATGACATTTCCACGGAGTCTGCGGCAGTCACCAATGCCAGCACGACAATCAACTCAGTGGACAGTGCGGGAGCCGCCGCGACGAATTGGGGGGATGTGGTTGCGGGGATGTGGTTCCGAGCCAACAGTACACAGAAGTCCTACCAGATCGCTACGGCAACAAGTTCAGCAGAGGCCGAGCTTGAGACGGCATATCTAGATACCACTTCCACAGCAAAGGGGTATCGGATCTTCACAGATACCTACGCCATCTCCGATTCTGACTTTGACTTCGGGTCTCTGTCGGTAGCTGCCTATGGAGACTCTGGAACGTGGGCCTCAGGGGTCTCGGGCCTGTTGGAGGACAATCAACTGGATCTGGTCACACTACCAGAGCTTTACAGGAGATCGGGAGGAGATCCCCACAGGGACACCTCAGGCCGACCGGCTTTAATAGCTCCGATCAATGCGGATTCGTCAGACAACCCTCAGTTCAAGCTCTGGCCATATCCCACGGACACCTTCCTGATTGAGCTATGGTATATCGCATCCTTCACGGAGAACACGACCTTTGCTACTACGATGTTTGGTGGGGATGCTCCTGAGAGCGCCTATGATTACGTCGAGCATAAGGTCGTTTCTGCGGCCCACAAGTGGGACGAGGCATTCGATCAGGCAGCAGTAGCCGAGCAGGAAGCAGAGGTCTCTCTGCTGAACGTGATACGCAGGGAGAACCGAGAGAAGATCAACGTGGGATTTAACGTCGAGACCTACCGTAGGAGCTATGGAGTGCGGTACCCGACTCGCTCTGGATTGGGCTTCGACACAGTGAGACGGAGGGGATAGATCATGCCTACATATCAAGACTATGGCAACATTAGAGATCCGGGTGCCTATGGTTCAGCTTTGATGGCAGGACCAGCAGCGGAGTGGCGTGACTTAGGTGAGATAGGTCGAGGCCAGAATTGGGGCAATGATTTCATTCAATTTTTGTCGTCGATCTACCCGATGATCTGGAATGCGTTGCCCCGAGATACGATAAGGTCATTGTCTTCTGGGGATTATATGGGAGCTTTGCCTTTTTCCAATGCGCCACTTCAGGGTTCGGGTTACTCTGAGTCAATGGCACATCCGCTGCCAGCACCGATACACTACAGTTATCCCGGTCGTCCGGATAATTCTAAGCGCAATTATGCTCCGCCAGAAGGTAATGCTGCACTGCCTGCCGCTCCACCTGGATATCTGAGTGAGGAACATCCGAATCGCGTTGTGTCGGCCAAGCCCACAGGACCAATCCAAGCCTCTCCGGAGGCAATGTCTATGGCGGCGAAGGTCATGGGTTGGCCGTATGATACCTCAGGACGGATGCGGAGGGGATAGTGGGCTACCTCCACGATCAGCACGAACTGCTTGGTAGGGGTATTTACCAGCTTTCAGGGGCAAATAACCCCGAATGGCCGGAAGGTGCCCTCCAGTTCGCCAACAACATCGTCTATAACCGCTCCTCTCAAGAACCAGAGAAGATGCGGGGATATACCCTTTTGGGAGACAGTGTAAACGGCACAGTTTCGGGTCTGTTCGACTACTCCGAGGGCGCGGAGATGATTGCCACGTCTGAGGACGGTGGCGTCTACAAGCGGACCACAGGCAACTGGAGTGCTGTCACAGGAGGGACCGCAGGAACCTTCTCTACCACGGCAGACAAGCGTTGGCAGGCGACGATGTACTACGGAGCCACTACGGCTGAAAACCTGCTGATTATGTCGAATAACGACTCTGCTGACGCTCCACAGAAGTATACGTCAGGAGCCGGTATCAGCGCCCTAGGAGGCTCTCCGCCCGCTACAGGGCAATTCCCCACTCCAGCCTTCGGACGGCTCTGGATGGCCGTAGGGGACACCCTGCACTACACTGCGGCTGACAATGCAGAGGACTTCGCTGGTGGAGGCTCGTTTCAGGTTGACCGAGGAACGGGGGATATTACTGGAGTTAGGGAGTTTATGGGGAATCTCATAATCTTCAAAAGAAACAGCATATTCAGACTTTCCAGTGGAGATACCCTCAGTTCTGCCCTGATTAAGCGGATTTCAGGCGTTCTCGGCACACAGGCATTTCACTCAATCCAAGAGACCTCTGGGTCCTTCAGGTCGGGTTCTTTGCTGTTCCAGACGGATGAGGGGGTTCACGAGATGGTTCCCACTCTGGCTACTGGCGGGTTCTATGTGAGAAACGCCGGGGAATGGGTCAAGCCCATCTCCGACCGTAGGAGCAAGACCAACCAAGACATGAACTGGTCAACCTACAACCCAGCCAGAGGCGAATACTGGTGGCAATACACCCTGAGTGACGCCCAGCCTGACGAGGGGCTGATCGGGAACATTGCAGGCGGAGGCAAGAACGACGCTCCTAGGTGGACCACTCACGACTTGAGAAACCGCACAGCAGGCGCTATGATGCGTGTTGATGGTGAGTTGATTCAGGTCATGGGAGACGCCGCTGGTACGGTCTTCAAGATGAACGACGGAGACGACAGGAACGGGGCTTCCTATACCGGCACTATCACTACTGCCGCCTATTCACAGCACCATCGTGGAGGCATGAAGAAGTATGGTAGAATCTATCTTGATGCCGAGACGGCAGGAATATACGCGATTACCGTCCATACCCAGCTAGGTCGATCTGGCCTCCCGATCCCCGGAGGTAATACAAATCAGCCTTCAGGCTTTGGAGATGCGGCTGGATGGGCTGTTGGGGAATGGGGAGAGGCAGAGTGGGGTGGTTCTACGGTGAGCGGGAATTGGTTCCGCATGGGGTCCGTTCGGAGAGGTTCGTTCATAATGCTCCGCATTCAGAGTTCAGGGGCAGACCAGTGGTTCAAGCTGAATGGTCTTGACATCGAATACGTGAGGCGGCGGTATGTTCTAGCCGCATAGGGAGAGATAATGGCAACTGTGATATTTGACAGTCTGACCGACCATAGTCCACTGGACGGGACGAATACTGCGATCCTCGGTGCTGCGGTGGATTTGAATCCACAGATATGCGCTAAGATCATGGATGGGACAACCCAGACTGACCTAGCGACTGATGCTGCGGTAGATTTCCGATTTACTCAGTCTCGTACTGGGTTGAGGCTTATCAATCTAGACAATGCCGCAGGAGCGATTGGGGCGGCATTGAATCTGGAGTGGGACCCCGCAGATGGTGCCCAGATGACGGACAATTCGTCTGGAATTGGCATGACCTTCACGATGCCGGACGCTTCAGATAATCAGGACATCTTTGGTCGAATTGACTGTCTGGTCATTGATGACACTGCTGGGGCCGAAGAAGGCGAACTGAGCTTCAAGGTCATGTTGGCGGGTACGGTAACTGAGATCATGACGGTGCAGTCTGGGGCCGTAGGTTTCGGGGCGGCAAATCTCAGCACCACAGGGACCTTCTCAGCGGGAGCAGCTACACTTGCATCACTGGTTTGTACGGCAGGAGGTACGTTTGGTGGCGGCTATGGGGCCACGGGAGCTACAATCTCCACTGCTGGCGTCATACAGGCCAATGGAGCCATTACGAGTGACGGGGCCGTTACAGGAGCGACACTCGCAGGGACCATTTCTACTGCTACTCAGAACTCCATTAC